GATAAAAGTTTTTTACATTGAACAAAAACAATATACATTACTTTTATAACAATACACAATACATGGCAAACATTACACAACATATCAATGATACCAGGGAGGCTGCGGCCGCCGGGCGTAATCCGCTCGTGGCGCAGCTGGCTTCGAAGAGGGTTTATGATGAGGCTGTCAAGTCTCTTGATTCTCAAGATAAACGCCCTAAGGTGAATTTTGCTCGGGTATTGACCACAGAGCAGACGAGGAAGGTCACGGAGTCGTATCCGGAGTTTTCGATCAGTTATACTGCATCGGCCTTATCTGTGCATAGTTTGGCGGGGGGACTGCGATATTTAGAAGGTGAGTACCTGATGATGCAGGTTCCCTATGGGTCGCCCGTGTATGATATCGGAGGGAATTACTCGCAACATATGCTGAAGGGGAGAGCATACGTACATTGTTGCAATCCGTGCCTGGACCTGAAGGACATTGCACGCAATGAGATGTACAAGGATGCCATTGACCGTTATGTGCATAAGAAACGCGAAGCGCCACGTTCTAATGCTTGGAGGGCTAGGGCAGAGTCCGTCCAAGAAATTAAAGACGGCCGTCTACCTTCATGGCAGATCGATGCGTTTCAGCGATATAAGGATTGTCCAAGAGCGGTCACCTGTAATGATGTGTTCCAAGAGTGTCAGTATGAACATACGAGGAGAGGGGATCGTTATGCAGTTGCTCTGCATTCGATTTATGATATTCCTTTCGAACAGATAGGACCTGCGCTCTTGCGGAAGAATATTAAGGTTCTCTTCGCCGCATTCCATTTCTCAGAGGAGTTGCTGTTGGGGCAAAGTTTTGGTGCCTTGCCTAATATAGGTGCGTTCTTTACCGTCAATGGTGATTCCGTCGAGTTTCAGTTCGAAGAAGAATCTACTTTGCATTATTCACATAGTTTCCAGAATATTAGGAAGATAGTAACTAGGACGTATTTTCCTGCTTCAGATAGGGTAGTTTATGTAAAGGAGTTTATGGTTAAGCGTGTAGATACTTTCTTTTTCCGTATGGTTAGGGTTGATACCCATATGTTACATAAGTCAGTAGGTACGTATCCTGTTTGTGCGACTAACTATTTCTCTCTCAAGTCATCACCAATATTCCAGGATAAAGCCACGTTCTCTGTGTGGTTTCCCAAAGCTAAATCTAAGGTGGTGATACCTATCTTTAAGATGCAAGGGTTTTTCACTGGGTCTATTGTGGCAGAGAAGATGATGATCGATGCTAGCTTTATTCATACTGTTATCAATCATATCTGTACTTATGATAATAAGGCGTTAACGTGGAGGAATGTTCAGTCCTTCGTCGAGTCAATTCGGTCCCGGGTTGTCGTGAATGGGGTTTCGGTGCGGAGTGAATGGGATGTGCCGGTAGAGCTTTTAACTGATATTTCGTTCACCGTTTTTTTACTAGTCAAAGTCAAGAAGACGCAGATCGAGATTATGAGTGATAAAATTGTGACACAACCTCAGGGGTTGATTGAGCGGATTGTACAGAGAGTCTCTGAAGCTTTCGAAGGATGTACAGAAGCGGTGCAAAAGGCCCTTCTTACTTCCGGGTGGTTCAGAACTCCAGCGGATGATCTCGTTCTTGATATTCCTGAGTTGTTCATGGATTTTCATGATTATCTCAGCGGTGTCTTCGAAAGCCGGATGCTCGTATTGAGGCGACGGACCGTCGAAAAATGTTTTAAGCGCTTTCCGACAAGCTTTATTCGACTGTATCGGAAGCTTTGTGAGCGATATTCTGGGATTGAATTTGACTTGGAGCAAGTTTCTGATTTTTGCCACCACCATGACGTGAATCCTGCTTTGGTGGGACCCGTGATAGAGGCGATTTTTTCGCAGACTGCCGGGATTACAGTCACTGGGCTGTCTACAAAATCTGTTGAGTGGGCAGCCGCAGAGGCTTTAGCACCGACGTCTGTTGATATGGATTGTGACAGTGATGATGAGGAGCTGGAGCAGAAATTCCCAAATCTGTCCAATGAGGAGTTGAGATATTTGCATGAGGTGAGATCGAAGGAAGCCGCTTTCTTGGAGCTACAAGATACATTTAAAACCAAGAAGGTGACTGAGTTAGTGTCTGTGGGAGTAGGAGCTTTGCCAACGCTACCGCGTCAGTGGATAGCGACAGGGAAGGTTCATCTTCCTCAGGTTGGTCTGTCGGTTGGGAAGAATAAACATTCGGTCGAGATATGTGACGAAGATGGGGTCAGTGTGAAGAATCTGCATCTGACGGAGACGTGTAATCTAAGATTGAAGAAGACTATCACTCCGGTGATCTATACTGGGCCCATAAGAGTGCGTCAGATGGCTAATTATCTCGATTATCTTTCTGCTAATCTGGCCGCTACGATAGGAATTCTCGAAAGAATTGTTCGATCGAATTGGTCTGGGAATGAGGTTGTGCAAACTTATGGTCTTTTTGATTGTCAGGCTAATAAGTGGATCTTACTGCCCTCTGAGAAAACACATAGTTGGGGTGTCTGTCTGACTATGGATGATAAGCTTCGTGTTGTCCTGCTGCAGTATGATTCCGCCGGTTGGCCGATTGTAGATAAGTCTTTTTGGAAAGCTTTTTGTGTGTGTGCGGATACTAAAGTTTTTTCTGTTATTAGGAGTCTTGAGGTTTTGTCTGCTTTACCTTTAGTTGAACCGGATGCTAAGTATGTGCTGATTGATGGTGTGCCTGGTTGTGGGAAGACGCAAGAGATTATATCGAGTGCGGACTTCAAAACGGATCTAATCCTTACACCTGGTAAGGAAGCCGCGGCCATGATCAGGCGTAGAGCCAACATGAAATATAGGAGTCCCGTCGCCACAAATGATAATGTGAGGACTTTTGATTCATTTGTAATGAATAAAAAGCCCTTTACCTTTAAGACACTATGGGTGGATGAGGGTCTCATGGTGCATACCGGTCTGTTAAATTTCTGTGTGAATATTGCTAAGGTAAAGGAAGTTCGTATTTTCGGTGATACTAAGCAAATCCCCTTCATTAATAGAGTGATGAATTTCGATTACCCACTAGAGCTGAGGAAAATTATTGTTGATACGGTGGAAAAGCGGTACACGAGTAAACGGTGTCCAAGGGATGTGACTCATTATTTGAATGAGGTATATTCCAGTCCCGTGTGTACTACTAGTCCTGTCGTACATTCAGTTACTACAAAAAAGATTGCTGGAGTGGGTCTTTTGCGACCGGAATTGACGGCATTGCCTGGTAAGATTATAACTTTCACTCAGAATGACAAGCAAACGCTTTTAAAAGCGGGTTATGCTGATGTGAATACTGTGCATGAGGTGCAGGGGGAGACATATGAGGAAACTTCCGTGGTGAGGGCTACTGCTACACCAATTGGTTTGATTTCGCGTAAGTCTCCGCATGTGCTTGTTGCTCTGTCGAGGCATACCAAGGCGATGACGTATTATACTGTGACTGTGGATCCCGTGAGCTGTATAATTGCTGATTTGGAGAAGGTCGATCAAAGTATTCTGTCTATGTATGCCTCTGTGGCGGGGACCAAATAGCAATTACAGCAACTATCCGTCTATGTGCATTTGCCCGTGTCGAAGGCGGGTTTTTGGACGGATATGCAAAATTTTTATGACGCTTGTCTGCCCGGGAATAGTTTTGTGTTGAATGATTACGATTCTGTGACTATGCGGCTGGTTGATAATGAGATTAATCTGCAACCTTGTAGGTTAACTCTATCTAAAGCCGATCCCGTTACAGAGTCTCTGAAGATGGAGAAAAAGGAGTTTTTGATCCCGCTTGGTAAAACTGCTACGGAGCGTCCGCGGATCCCTGGGCTTTTAGAAAATTTGATAGCTATAGTTAAGAGGAATTTTAATACACCGGATTTAGCCGGGAGTTTAGATATTTCTAGTATTAGTAAGGGTGTAGTAGATAACTTCTTTTCCACTTTTTTGCGTGACGAGCAATTGGCGGATCACCTTTGTAAAGTTAGGTCTCTTAGTCTAGAGTCTTTTTCCGCATGGTTTGATAATCAATCAACTTGTGCTCTGGGTCAGTTGTCTAATTTCGATTTTGTGGATCTGCCTCCCGTTGATGTTTATAATCATATGATTAAGAGGCAACCCAAATCGAAGTTAGACACCTCGATTCAGTCTGAGTATCCCGCGTTGCAAACGATTGTTTATCATAGTAAATTAGTGAATGCGGTTTTTGGTCCCGTTTTCCGTTATCTTACTTCCGAGTTTTTATCTATGGTAGATAATAGTAAATTTTTCTTTTATACTAGAAAACTCCGGATGATTTGCAAGTTTCTTTTCCCACACTTTCCCAATAAGCAGGAGTATGAGATTCTAGAGCTAGATGTTTCCAAATATGATAAATCACAGAATGATTTTCATCAGGCTGTGGAGATGCTTATTTGGGAACGTTTAGGTCTAGATGATATTCTTGCTAGGATTTGGGAAATGGGGCATAAGAAGACGCATATCAGTGATTTCCAAGCTGGGATTAAAACTCTTATTTATTATCAGCGGAAATCTGGAGATGTTACTACTTTTATAGGTAATACTTTTATTATAGCTGCTTGTGTCGCTTCTATGGTTCCGCTGAGTCGGAGTTTCAAAGCTGCCTTTTGTGGTGATGATTCACTGATCTATATGCCACCGAATCTGGAATATAATGACATACAGTCGACCGCGAATCTCGTGTGGAATTTCGAGGCTAAACTGTATAAGAAGAAATATGGTTATTTCTGTGGCAAATATGTGATCCATCATGCGAATGGGTGTATTGTTTATCCGGATCCGTTGAAGCTAATTTCTAAATTAGGCAATAAGAGTCTGGAAAGTTACGATCATTTGGAGGAATTTAGGATTTCTCTGATGGACGTAGCTAAACCTTTGTTCAATGCTGCTTATTTTCATCTTTTAGATGATGCTATCCACGAGTATTTTCCTAGTGTTGGGGGTAGCACGTTTGCTATTAGTTCTTTGTGCAAGTATCTTAGTAATAAGCAGTTGTTTGGGTCTCTATTCATTAAGCCTAGTGTCTAGATGTCCATCAGTAAGGTCGGTGTCAGGAACGCTTTAAAGCCAGAGGAATTTGTTAAGATTACTTGGGTTGATAAGCTACTTCCTGATGCTTTTACTATTCTTAAGTATTTATCTATTACAGATTATAGTGTTGTACAGTCTAAAGACTATGAACATCTCATACCTGTGGATCTACTACGTGGCGTGGATTTTTCAAAGTCTAAATATGTTACTTTGGTTGGTGTTGTGATCTCCGGGGTCTGGACAATTCCTGAGAATTGTGCCGGTGGTGCTACCGTGGCGCTGGTCGATACTCGGATGTCCTTAGTGTCGGAGGGTACTATTTGTAAGTTTTCTGTATCTGCAGCCAGTCGGGATTTTACGGTAAAATTGATTCCGAATTATTATGTGACTGCTGCTGATGCCTCCTCCAAACCCTGGTCTTTGTTTGTTAGGATTTCTGGTGTTAGGATCAAAGATGGTTTTTCTCCGTTAACTCTGGAGATTGCCTCTTTGGTGGCTACCACCAATTCTATTTTAAAGAAGGGTCTAAGAGTTAGTGTGATCGAGTCCGTGGTAGGGTCTGATGCCTCCGTGTCGTTGGATACCTTGTCTGAAAAGGTTCAACCCTTTTTTGATTCGGTTCCGATTACGGCTTCAGTGGTATCTCGTGATAGGTCTTATGTGTCTAAAGGTCGCCCTCCTTCTCGGAGTGGACCTGTGTCGCGTAAATCTAAAAGTAAGAGTGAGGCAGAATCTTTTTCGGATAGCGGCGCTTCTGAGCCACTAAGTTCATAATCAAGATGTCTTACTCTACTTCTGGTTTGCGTTCTTTGCCTGCATATACTAAGTCTTTTTGTCCTTATTATGCTTTGTATGATCTGTTGGTGTCAGCCCAAGGTGGAGCCCTGCAAACGCAAAATGGTAAAGACATTTTGCGTGACTCCATAAATGGGTTGTTAACGACAGTTGCGTCTCCTAGGAGTCGGTTCCCTGCGGAAGGGTTCTTTGTCTGGTCCCGTGAGTCGCGCATTGCTGCTATATTAGATTCTCTGCTTTCGGCGTTGGATTCAAGAAATAGGGCTATTGAAGTTGAAAACCCTTCTAATCCTTCGACCAGTGAAGCTTTGAATGCTACTAAGCGCAATGACGACGCGTCTACTGCTGCGCACAACGACATTCCTCAGCTGATTTCAGCTTTGAATGACGGTGCCGGTGTGTTTGATAGAGCGTCTTTTGAGAGTCAGTTCGGTCTAGTATGGACCGCTGCGTCGTCGTCTACCTCGAAGTGAGGCGTGGTCGCTGCGTTAAGCGATAGAGTTTTTCCCTCCTCTTTAATCGAAGGGTTTCCCGTTATGGGCGTGGTCATCACGAAAGATGATAGAGTTTTTCCCTCCTCTTAAATCGAAGGGATTGTTTGCGCGGTTTCTACCGAGCCTCTGCTGTGTGACAGTAAGCTGGCGTAAGCAATTATGGGTAGAGGTGTTCGAATCACCCCCTTTGCCCCGGGTAGGGGCCCA